CGCAAGGTGTTGATGCGTTGCTTGCCAAACATCGAAGGCCCCGTTTCTGATGCAGCGCCGCTACGATCGCCAGATCATCATTCAGCGGAAAACGGTTACGCAATCCGGTTCCGGCGAGGAAGTCGAGACGTGGACGGATCTTTGCTACAAGGTTTTAGCCTTCAAGCCCAATGAAGCGATCAAGGGCGGGGAAAGGTTTTCGGACCCCGAAAGGGTTGCCGATCAGATGGTGACGTTTGTCATCAGATTTCATGAAATCCCAGCGGCGTCTCGTCCGCTTCTGCCGCAAGACCGCATTATTTATCCTGTCGATGGTATCGGCGTAAACGCGCAGACGCCTCCATGGAATCGGGTTTACGACATTGTGAGCCCCGACGAAGTGAACCGTGAAGTCGATCTTTCCATCAAGACCATTCGCCGCGCGGACGTGACGACATGAAGGACATCCGGCCGGCGTTGCGGGCATTTCTCCTGGCTGACGCGGGGATTGCAGCGATCGTCGCGACGCGGGTTTTCCCGATCAAACTTCCGCAGGGGACGAAGACGGCGAGCATCGTCTATACGCGCATCTCTGGCGCCGGGATTTACCACATGGGAGGCGAGTCCGGCCTCTCAATGCCGCGCTACCAGATCGATTCCTGGGCACCGAATGGCGACGCGGCAACCACGCTCGCAAACCTGATCAAGGATCGTTTGAGCGGATACCGAGGCGTGATGGGGTCGGGCGGCGCTGCCGTAACGGTCCAAGGGGTTTTTATGGCCGCAGAGATGGAAGATTACGACGATGCTGTCCAGATGAGCCGAATGAGCCGGGACTACTTCATAGATTATGAGGAGGTCTAAATGGACGTTGCGGAGATTTGGAAACCTTGTCCTGATTTCGAAACCGTTTATCGGGTTAGTAATTTAGGGCGCATCCAACGAATAAGCGGCGCCCAAGGTACGCACGTTGGGCATATCCTGAAGCCGACAGTCGGAACTGGCGGGTATCTAGTCGCAGGCCTTTCAGTAAAAGCAGAAACCACGCGCGTTCAGATCAATCGCGTAATTTGCAGGGCATTCCACGGGCCCGCGCCGTCAGAAGTGCATCAAGCGGCGCACAACAATGGAAATAAACAGGACAATCGCGCCGTAAACCTCCGGTGGGCGACACCGAAGGAAAACCAGGCGGATCGGAAGGTGCACGGGACCGCCAGCATTACCGGTCGCCTGCCGGGTGAACTCAATCCGAACGTAAAAATTTCGGCCGACGATGTTCTGGAAATACGAAAGCTTTGTGCTGCGGGTGCATATCAAGCGGAAGCCGCAAAAAGGTTCGGCATAACGCAGGGTGCTATCAGTAAGATAGTGCGCGGCGCGACTTGGAAAACGGTATAGCTGTGGCCTTCACTCGCCGATCGATTGAGGTAGAAGGGCTAAAGGATCTGAACGAAGCCCTCGAAAGTTTTTCCAAGGCGACGGCGGGTAACATCCTCAAGCGCGCAGTTGGAACGGCAGGCGCTGTATTCGCCGAACACGCCATCGCAATAGCACCAAAGGACACCGGCCAACTTAAGCGCGAAATCAAGGTTGCGAAGCCGAAGATCATCACGCCGGGCAAGGCTGCATACGCGCAGGCCATGCGAGAGACTGGCGATAAAGCGGAAGCAGCCGCAGCGGCGCGCGCGGCGAACCGGTCGGCAGGCGGGACAGGGCGATCAGCCGTCACGCACGTCGGACCAACAAAGCGTGCCGGACAGGGCATGTTGCAGGAATTCGGGACGGCGCACCATAAGGCCCAGCCTTTTATGCGGCCTACGTTCGATAGCCAAGATCAAAATCTTGTTGGGATAATCCGCGACACACTCGCCGAAGAAATCGACAAGGCCACGAAGCGCGCAGAGCGCAAGGCCGCGCGGCTCGCCGCGAAAATCGCATCTGGAACGTCTTAGTTCAATTCCCCATTCCCGCCGGGGTGTTTGCGGGTACTTCAAAATCTGACATGGAGATACTTCGATGACCCAAGCGGCTATCGGCTACGGCACGCTTTTCAAAATCCGCACCAGCACCGGACCTGACGTCTACACGACGATCGGCGAGCAGGCGAGCGTGACACCGTTTGGCATCGCGGTCGACAGCATCGACGCCTCGCATGAGGAAAGCCCGGCCGCGTGGCGGGAATTTATTCCCGGTCTCAAGGACGGCGGCGAGGTGTCGCTTGAGATTCATTATGTCCCCGGCGGCAGCGCAGAAGCGACACTCCTTGCGTCGCTGCGAACCACGCAGGTTTGCCGGGTGGTCTTCCCATCGGGCGCGCAGGCGAATTTCAGCGCTTTCGTCACCGAAATGTCGGCGGAAACCCCGCTCGATGACAAGATGGTCATGAGCGTGACCCTCAAGCTGACCGGCGCAATCACCATGTCGGCCGCGGTTGCGCCGTCGAACTCGATCCTGCCAGCTATCTCCGGCGCGCTGACCGAGAGCGCGGTCCTGACGGCTTACGAAGGCGTCTGGGCCGGCGAGCCGACCTCGTTCACCTATCAGTGGAAGAACGCTGGCTCGCCAATCGGCGGCGCTACAGCCAAGACCTACACCATCCTCGCCGGCGACAGTGGCGACGCCATCACGGTCACGGTTACGGGCGTGAACTCCGCTGGCAACGCATCTGCGACCAGCGCAGCGGTCACTGCAGCGTAACGGGTGATTGATGGGAAATCCGCATAAGGGCGAAGTTGATTTGAGGGCGGGGGACAAGGATTACGTCCTCCGCTTCTCAATCGATGCGATTTGCACACTTGAAGCCAGCACGGGGAAGCCTTTCGCCGTTTCTGCGGCGGAGATGGCAAATCAGAAAACTGCGTCAATGACGCTAACGCGGATGTTGCTCCACGCCGCGTTGCACGAAAATCACCCAGAGCTAACTTTGAAAGAGGCGGGGGAACTTATCCCCCACGCCGGAGGGATGGGTGAAGTTAACGTGAAAGTGTTTGAGGCGTTCGCCCTCGCGTTCCCTCAGCCGGAGGCGAGCGGCACGCCGCGCCCCACCAATCGGGCGGCTCGGCGGAAGGCTGGGACTGGCCGGGCCTCCTAAAGCAGTGGGTCGCGTTCGGGCTTGATGCGGACGCCTACTGGTCGAAAACGCCTCGCGAGATCGCCCTGATCTTCGAAGGCAAAGCGCTACAGTTCAAGCGTGAGCACAATGACCGCGCATGGCTTGCGTGGTGGACGGCAGCCATGCCGCGAATGAAGAAATTCCCCGACATCAAAAAACTCCTCGCGCGCGATACGCCGCTCGCGCGGAAGAGGCCGCAAACATCAGAAGAGCAATGGGCGATCTTCGGCGCGATGGCTGAAGCGTCCAAAGTTCTAAGGAAAAATTGATGGCTGGTGACGCAGTGGTTGGCGCGTTACGCGTAGTTTTAGGCGCGGACACAGCCGATCTCGATAAGGGGCTGAAAAGCTCACAGAACAAGCTTGCCGTTTTCGGTGACGTCGCCAAGGCGTCCATGGCTGTCGTGGCTGCATCTGTTGGCGCGGCTGCTATTGCTATCGGGGTATCGATAAAGACCGCGATCGATAACGCGGACAAGGTCAACAAGCTCTCGCAATCGACCGGAACGACAACCGAGGAATTCACCAAACTCCGGTATGCCGCAGAACTGGCTGACGTCAGCCAGGAGTCGCTTTCGAAGTCGCTGGTGAAGTTGTCCAAGGCGATGATCGACACGGCTGGCGGCGCCACAGGCCCAGCCAGCGAGGCGTTCAAGGCGCTGGGCATCAACGTCAAGAACACCGACGGCACGCTGAAGTCATCGAACGACGTTCTCGGTGAGGTCGCGAACAAGTTTCAGGGCTACACCGACGGCGCGGCAAAGACGGCAATCGCCGTTGCGCTGTTCGGCAAGGCTGGCGCGGAGATGATTCCGCTGCTCAATGCTGGAAAGCAGGGGCTGGCGGATTCTGCCGACGAGGCCGAGAAATTCGGCCTGGTACTCGACAAGAAAACGACGATGGCGGCGGAGGCGTTTAACGACAACCTCACGCGCATGAATAAGATCAAAGAAGGTCTTATCCTCACCATCACCGCGAAGATGCTTCCGGCATTTGAGCAGTTTTCGGAAACCCTGCTTGAGGCGCGGCAGAATTCCGCTCTGATGTCGCAGGCCGCTGACGGGCTTGTCACGGTAATCAAGGGTGTCGTTTCGATTGCCACTCAGGCGATCGTGGCGTTCCAGCGCCTTGCCGCTGAGACCGGGGCGTTCGCTGCAGCCTATAAAGAAGCCGGTGGTGGCATCGCAGGACTTTCCGCCGGCTGGACGGCGATGAACGCGGAGGGCAAGAAGAGCGAAGCCATTATGGCCGACCTCAATGTTGCCCTTTCAAATCTATGGAAAGACGCGCCGTCGTTTTCATGGACGGAACAGGCGAACGGCGTCCGCGCTCTGAATAAGGAAGTGCTGGCCGTCGCAGATAGCTGGGGCAAGGTCGCGGCACCGGTTATTCAGGCCGACAACGCGCAGAAGAATGCGCTGGAATCGTTCCTGGCCGGGCAGGCCAAGAAGACTGCCGCTCAGAACGCTGAGGCCGAAACAATCGGCATGGCCGCAGGCGCCCTTGAAAGACTGCGGGTCATCAAGCAGGGCGATGAAATCCTCGACCAGAACAAGATTGCGCGCTCTCCGCAGGTAGTAGCAAGCATCATCGCCGCTGCAGATGAGGCGGAGGCTGCGGCGCTGAAGATACAGGCCGCCAATATCGCTCAGCAGGTCATGAGCCCTGCCGAAAAATATGCTCAGGATCTCGCCAACCTTGAGATCGTCGCGTCCAAGACCGGCATGAGCATGGAGATGTTCGCTGCTCGGCAACAGCAGCTTGCGGAAGGTGTCGGGGCAACGTGGAATCAGGCTGGGGCCGGCATGGCCAGCGGGTTTGCCCAGCTTGCAACGCAGTTCGGCAAATCCAGCGCTGAGATGGCGACGGCTGCGAAGGTCTTCGGCATCATCGAAGCGACCATCAATACCTATACAGCCTTCACGAAGGCCCTCGCATCCGCGCCGCCGCCGTTCAACTACGTGATGGCCGCAGGCGTGCTCGCAGCCGGCATGGCGAAGGTGGCCGCAATCAAGTCGCAGTCCGTCCCGACGGGCATGATGACGGGCGGCTCGATGATGGTCACAGGCCCCGGCGGCCCGGACTCGGTTCCCGTCAACATGATGGTTTCTCCAGGCGAGCAAATCGACGTCTGGCGCCCCGATCAAGGCGGCGGTTCCGACCCGCGCCGGGGCGGGTCTCGAGGCGAGGCCAAGGTATTCAACGTCGCAACTCCACTCGTGCTGTCGCGGGATTGGGTGCGCGACGTGTTTCAGGCCATCAACGAAGGATTCGGCGACGGCCATCGGCTGAATGTGATTCCCACCTGATGATCGTCATTTCAAGCGCATACGTTCTCGCGGCGCAGGCTGCGGACATCGATGCCGATCTTCCGGCTGTCGGGTATCATAATGTTGTCCGGGCGGATTCAATCGTCGCGGATACGCAGGAAGCGAATTTTCCGGCCTCAAATCTCGCAAATCCGGCCACGCATCTTGAATGGCGAGCGGCGGACGACAGCGAGCAATACATCACGATCACGACGAACGAAGTCGATCCGATCGATTACGTCGGGATCGCGCGGCATAATCTCGGAACAGCCGAGATCGTCGTCTCGGTTGAAGCAAATATTGATGCGGTCTGGACCGAGATCGTCGAAGAAACGATGCTACCGGACGATACGCCAGCGGTGCTCAGGTTCGCCGCCGCGTCGTATTCGCAGGTTCGCATCCGCCTTCAAACCGGATCTGATACGGCGCGCATCGCGGTTGTCTACTGCGGGAAGCTGCTGGATTTGGAGCGCAAGGTTTATGTCGG